GGAAACGCAAACCTTGAGGGCTCCGGCAGCACAGTCTGTCGATCAGTTTGAAACGCCAGAGGCTTACGCCGATGCGTTGGCCTATCAAAAGGCCGAGCAACTGATCGCGCAGCGCGAAGCGGCCAAACAGCACTCGCAAGTTCTTGAGAGTTATCACGACAAGGAAGAGGAAGCCCGCGCTAAGTACGATGACTTTGAACAAGTCGCGTACAACCCCAAGCTACCAATTACTGACGTGATGGCCGATACGATTCGGTCTTCGGATGTTGGGCCTGAGTTAGCTTACTACCTCGGAACTAACCCCAAAGATGCAGAGCGTATATCTCGCCTAGCCCCGTTTGCGCAGGCAAAGGAAATTGGGAAGATTGAGGCCAAATTGGCGTCTGACCCACCAATGAAACGTACGACATCCGCGCCAGCGCCGATTTCGCCTGTCACTGCCCGATCCACTGGATCACCGGCCTATGACACTACTGATCCACGGTCTACCAAGACCATGACGGATTCGCAGTGGATTGAAGCCGAAAGGGCACGACAACGGAAGAAGTGGGAAGCGCAAAACCGCTAACTTTTTTTAAGGACTTTTTTCATGGCTAATAGTATCCTAACCATTGATATGATTACCCGAAAGGCTCTCGAAATTCTCGAGAACAACCTGGTGATCACCCGTAACGTAAACCGTCAGTACGACGACAGCTTTGCTGTTGAAGGCGCCAAGATTGGTTCTACTCTGCGTATTCGTCTGCCCGACCGCGCTTTGGTCACTGACGGTGCCGCCCTGCAAGTTCAGGACGACAACGAACAGTACACCACTTTGTCTGTCGCTTCGCAAAAGCATATCGGCGTGAATTTCACTTCCGCTGAATTGACTATGCAACTGGACGATTTTGCAGAGCGTGTTCTCAAGCCTCGTATCAGCCAGTTGGCCTCCAGCATTGATGCTGATGTTGCCAATGCGTACAAAACCATCGGTAACACTGTCGGCACCCCCGGCACGACTCCTTCGACTTCTTTGGTGCTGCTCCAAGCCCAGCAGAAGCTGAACGAAAACGCTGCTGTAATGTCGCCCCGCTATGCAACGGTTAACCCCGCTGCAAACGCTGGTCTGGTTGAAGGTATGAAAGGCTTGTTCAATCCTACCGACACCATCAGCAAGCAGTTCCGCAACGGCATGATGGGCACTGGCGTGTTGGGCTTTGATGAAGTCAATATGTCTCAGTCGATCAAGCAGCACACTTGCGGAAGCCGCGATGCAACTGCCGCTACCACTGTGAAAACCACTGTGACTTCTGAAGGTTCGGCTACCCTTGTTTTGACCCAAGGTTCTGTATCTACGACCATCAAGGCCGGTGACGTGTTTACCATTGCAGCTTGCTCTGCTGTGAACCCGCAAACCCGTGAAACCACTGGTTCGTTGTTCCAGTTTGTGGCTTTGGCTGATGCAACCGCTGTGTCTGGCGATTGGACTGTGACTGTGGCCCCCATGTACTCCGCTGCTCACGCACTGGCTACCATGACAGCCCTGCCAGTAGCTAGCGCTGTTGTGACCTTTGTGGGAACCGCTTCTACTGCTTATGCACAGAACTTGGTCTACCACAAGGACGCCATCACGTTCGCTACTGCTGACTTGTTGCTGCCCCAGGGCGTTGACATGGCTGCCCGTGCAGTTCATAACGGTATCAGCTTGCGCGTTGTTCGTCAGTACGACATCAACAACGACCGTATGCCTTGCCGTATTGACGTACTGTATGGCTTCAGCACCATTCGTCCACAGATGGCTTGCCGCATCTGGGGTTAATCAATTCTTTCTAAAGGATATTTATCATGGCTTTTCCTAATGGCGCAGGCGGTTACCAACTCGGTGACGGCAATTTGACTGAAGCCCTACTGGGCGTACAAACCATCCCCACCACCTTGACTGCGGACACTACGTTGACCGCTGCTCAAGTGGCGGTTGGTTTGGTTGTTTGCAAAAAATCTACGGATGCTACGCTGACTGTTACGCTGCCTACCGCAGCGTTGCTTGATGCAGCTATCACAAGTGCTAAAGTTGGTTCGTCTTTTGATCTGACTATTTGCAACAACAACGACTCTGGTTCATCGTCTACCGTGCCTGTTACAACTGGTACTGGTATCACGATTTTTGGCAATGTCACAGTCCCACGTTTCGGTGCTAGTACCTACCGTTTTGTGAAAACTGGTGACGCTGCTTACTCGGCGTTTTTGAAGTAAATTTGGATGGGGCTTCGGCCCCGTTCTCTAAGGAATCAATATGCCAAATACCAAATCAATTGGTGTCGCTTACGAAGACCAGCAACTTGATGCTGCGGTGATGGGTAAGTCAGGTGGTACTGCCGGATTTTTCGGCGCTACCCCTACCAACCAACTCGCGGCGCTCACTTCGCTGAACTTCTCGACGCTTACCACCGCTACTGTCGGCGCTTTGACCACCTCGCAGATTTCTGCCCTGCAAACTAATGTCAACGGCATTATTACGGGTCTGAAATCTTTGGGGATCATGGCTTCGTCTTAAACGAAAGGGGGCCACAAGCCCCCTTTTCAGTATGGAAATCTATCTATCCCACCCTGTTCATGGCCGCAAAGTGGCGACTATGGAACTTGAAGCAGCCTACGATGAAACAAACGGCTGGACACGATATACTCAGGATACGCCCCAAGTCACCGAGGCGGCTCCTGTTAACGCACTGGAAGTAAAGCGCCGTCGTAGAACCGAAACTGAAGGAGCCTAGTCATGGCCGTTTACACCGCTGGAGAGCAGATTAACCGGGCGCTAAGATTGCTTGGCGTGCTGGCCGAAGGTGAAACACCGGCTGCGTCCGTATCCCAAGACGCTTTGATGGCGCTCAATCAGATGATTGATAGCTGGAATACCGAGCGGCTGTCGGTGTTCAGCACCCAAGATCAGATATTTACTTGGCCCGCAGGCTTCATCAACCGTACCCTTGGCCCAACAGGCGACTTTCAAGGCAACCGCCCAATTCTGCTGGATGACGCGACCTACTACCGCGACCCAGGCACCAATGTCAGCTTTGGCATAAAAATGATTAACCAGCAGCAGTACGATGGTATTGCTGTTAAGACGGTTACGTCTACGTACCCGCAAGTGCTGTTTATAAACATGACATATCCTGATGTGGATATGTACATCTATCCCAAGCCCACACGGGACTTGGAGTGGCACTTTATCAGCGTCGAAGAGTTGACCCAGCCTGCTAACTTGGCGACCAACATCCTGTTCCCGCCTGGTTACCTGCGTGCTTTCACCTACAACTTGGCAATGGAGTTCGCGCCTGAGTTTGGTGTGGAGCCCAGCCCCCAAGTGCAGCGCATTGCCATGACCAGCAAGCGCAACCTCAAGCGCATCAACAACCCTGATGATGTGATGTCTATGCCTTACGCCATCGTGGCGACTCGTCAACGCTTTAACATTTACGCAGGAAACTACTAACATGGCAACTATCGCAATTTCATCTCTTCCCGTTGCAACTGCTGCGGCCACAACCGACGTTTTGCCAATTGTGCAAGGCGGCACAACAAAACAGCTTACTAACGCGCTGCTATTTACCAGCCCCACATTGGTAACGCCCGCTTTAGGAACCGTTGCTAGTGGCAATATTAGCGCTTGTACTAGCAATGGTATGGTAATGGTAGCGCCTGCGCTTGGCACGCCTGCAAGTGGCACTTTATCCAACTGTACAGGGTTGCCTATCGCCACTGGAGTAAGTGGATTAGGTACTGGGGTAGCCACATTTTTGGCAACGCCAAGCAGCGCCAACTTACGAACGGCTTTGACTGATGAAACCGGCACAGGCTCTGCGGTATTTGCAACAACGCCAACATTAGTGACGCCAATTATTGGTGCGGCCACGGGCACAAGCCTTTCGCTAAGTAGCTTTAGCGCCGTAAGCGCTGCGGCTCCTACGATTGCAAGCGCAACAACTATTGCCCCAGCAACCCCAATTGCGTTTGTTTCAGGAACAACGGCTGTGGTAACCATCACGGCACCGGCTCCAATATCTAGCGGCGGCGGTTCGGTGGTGCTTATTCCAACTGGTGCATTTACTTGGACGACAGCAGGAAATATTGCTGTTGCTGGCACAGCGGTAGTTAGTAGAACATTGACAATGACTTACGACGCTACAACAACTAAATGGTATCCAAGCTACGTCTAACATGAAAACGCCGATTCTTGGGTCAGCGTATGTTGCCCGCAGTATCAACGCTGCGGACAACCGCATGGTCAACCTGTTTCCCGAAGCCATCCCCGAAGGCGGCAAAGAGCCCGGTTTTCTGAACCGTGCCCCTGGCCTTGAGTTCCTACAGACCGTAGGCACCGGCCCCATCCGAGCGCTGTGGGCACACCAGACCAACGGCAGCGACTTCTATGTGGTCTCGGGCATTGAGGTTTACAAGCTGACCGGCCTGACTGCTACGCCTCAGTTGTTGGGCATTGTTTCGGGCACGGGGCCAGTGTCTATTGCAGACAATGGCGCTACGATATTTTTTGCTTGTAACGGCCCGAGCTACACCTATTACGAGCCTACAGGCGAGTTCAACCAAATTACAGACGCCAATTTCCCTGGCGCGGTAACGGTGGCGTACATAGACACATTATTTGTGTTTAACGAGCCCAACAGCCAACGGATTTGGTCGGTTGTTACGCAAGATGTGGTGACCGGCGATTACATCTATCCGTTGGTGTTTGATCCTTTAACAGTCGGCAGTGCTGACGGCTCCCCAGACGGCGTTGTGGCGATCAATGTAGACCATAGGCAAATGTGGGTGTTTGGCACTGACTCAACCGAAGTTTGGTATGACGCTGGTCTTGAGGGTTTCCCTTTAACGCCCATTCAAGGCGCTTTTAACGAGATTGGCTGTGTAGCCTCATTCTCGGTTGCTAAGCTGGACAATAGCCTGTTTTGGCTGGGCACAGACGCCCGTGGGCAGGGTATCGTGTACAAGTCCAACGGTTATGCAGGCGTGAGGGTGTCCACTCACGCTATTGAATACGCTATAGCCCAATACGGCAACATCTCGGACGCCCTTGCGTACACTTACCAGCAAGAAGGCCATGCCTTTTATGTGTTGACGTTTCCTTCCGCTAACGCCACTTGGGTTTACGATGTATCCACCCAAGTCTGGCATGAGCGGGCTGGTTTTGACAACGGCGAGTTTATGCGGCACCGCAGCAATTGCCAGTGCAACTTTGGCGGCAACATTATTGTGGGCGACTTTGAGAACGGCAACATCTATCGGTTTGACTTGGATGTGTACGCTGATAACGGCGGCATCCAAAAGTGGCTGCGTTCATGGCGGGCGCTGCCGACCGGCCAGAACAATCTCAAGCGCACGGCGCACCACAGCTTGCAACTGGACTGCGAAACAGGTGTGGGGTTAAATTTGTACCCTGCGTATGACAGCGAAAATATTGACACGGAATCAGGATTAGACCTTGTAGCTGAATATGTACAAACGTATTTAGCAACGCAATCGGGCGTTACTTTAACTACCGAGGCAGGGGATAATTTTGAGCCGTTAGGCCAATACGAACTGTCGGATACCGATATTAGCGGGTACAACTTAGTGACCATAGCTTATCCGGCTGCACCAGGATACGACCCGCAAGTAATGCTGCGCTGGTCAGACGATGGCGGTCACACTTGGAGCAATGAGCATTGGTCGCCGATGGGCAAAATTGGTGCGTACGGCCATCGAACTTTTTGGCGTCGGCTGGGCATGACATTGAAGCTGCGCGACCGGGTGTACGAAATCTCTGGCACCGACCCCAACAAAATAGCAATCATGGGCGCGGAATTGCTACTTAGCCCGACCAATGCCTAACATCTCACAAATCCCCGCTCCGCGAGTCCCGTTAATTGACTTGCGGACAAACACGGTTTCGCGTGAGTGGTTCATGTGGTTTAACAATGTTTACGCCATTACTGGATCAGGTAACGACGTCACGCCGGTCATCAACGGCGGCACTGGTCTAGGCACGATTCCAACCAATGGTCAATTGCTAATTGGCAATGGCATAGGGTATACCCTTAACACGCTGGGGTACGGCGCGGGCATCTCAGTCACCAATGGCTCGGGTACGGTCACCGTCGCCAATACAGGCGTTTTGTCCAACCTTGCGGGCACGGGCATTTCGGCGTCCAGCACCACAGGCAACGTCACGCTCTCAAATACCGGCGTTTTAAGCTGGTCTGGCGGCACGACGGGCTTAACTCCCGCCGCAGCCACCACGGGCGCGGTTACCCTGGCCGGAACCTTGGTGGCGGTAAATGGCGGGACGGGGCTGTCCTCTTACGCGGTAGGCGATCTTTTGTACGCCAACAGCACGACTACGCTGACCAAACTTACAAAGCCCACGGCCAACGCCTTGCTGACAATGACCAGCGGCGGCGCTCCATCTTGGAAAATCCCCCGCTATGGCGCTTTCCACGACACGACCAACCAGACTGCGGCGGCAAATACGCCAACGGCGATAACTTACAACAGCACTGATTATTCAGATAACGTCAGCATCGGAACCCCGACCAGCCGGGTTGTAATGAGTACCGCAGGGCTGTACAACATTCAGTTCAGCATTCAATTTACCAATTCCAGCGCGTCGATAGATGACGCTGTTGTTTGGTTACGGGTTAATGGGACTGATGTCCCAAACTCTGCTAGTTGGGGTGCTATACACGGAAAACACGGCGGTACAAACGGGCGACTTATCATGGCGTTGAACTTGTTTTACCAGTTTGCCGCCAGCGACTATTTTGAACTGATTTGGATGACGGTAGGCGGTTCAACAGGACTTGAAACGATTGCGGCCAGCGCTGGCCCACCTACGTACCCCTTGTCCCCCAGCGTCATTCTTACGGTTTCTGACAACATTGCGGCGTAGATTTAGGCAAAATGGACTATTATGCTAACCACAGCCTGCTTTTGGAGTAATTGATGCCCGTCATGTCCGAAGAATGGCAGATAGCCAATCAAGAAAACAAACGAAGCTGGTGCCTTGGCAACCAGAACGCGGTTGATTTTTTGAATTGCTTATTTGACGCCGTAGAACTTTGGGACGATTTGATAGACAAAGACGTTGCAATTGAAAGCAACCACATAAATAGGGTGTTTACATCCATGATGTTTTCACTTCCTTCAAATCCTTGGTTTATGGCAAACTATACCTATTACCAGCCGTTAATTATGGCGTCTATAAACGGATTTCATGACGCAAATGAAATGGCTAAGAGTGATAAAAAACACTTGCGAAATCTTGCGTTTCATATACGCAATCTTGGAATTGAGATACACATTGCCACCGTGTTTTTAATTGGCGGATTTGAGCATATGCGTAAAGTGTCCCGCGAAATTAGGGAGTTTTACGCTTTTGAAACTTTTGATGAATGGGAGATCAATCATGCCTGAACCATTTAGTACCGGCGCAGCAATTTTAGGCGGTTCGCTACTCGGCGGGGCGCTATCCGCTCGTGGCGCTAGTCAAGCCGCCAGCACTCAAGCTGACGCCGCAAATAGAGCCGCAGAAATTCAAGCGCAATCCGCAAAAGAAGCGCAAGCGCTTCAAAAGCAAATGTTTGATTTGCAGCGGGCAGGGCAAGAGCCCTATCGCCAAGCTGGTTTAATAGGTCAAAACCGGCTGATGACGCTTCTTGGTTTGGGGGGCCAGACAGATCAAACAGGTCAAGGACGCGCAGGCGATTATGGGTTTCTTGGCGCTCCGCCTACGCCAAACGGTATGCCAACAAGTACTTTTGCTGGGGGCGACATTAAATCCGCCGACTATGGCAAGTACGCCAAAGACTTCAGCATGGCCGACTACCAAGCAGACCCAGGTTATGCGTTTCGCTTAAATGAAGGAATGAAACAACTTGCAGGCGCTGCGCGGGCCAGAGGCGGCGCTGTCTCTGGTAACACCATGATGGGCGCGCAAAAGTACGCCCAAGGCTTGGCGTCTAATGAATACCAAAACGCTTACAACCGCTACCAGCAAAACCGCACAAATCAACTTCAGCCTTTGGGCAATTTGATGGCCTCGGGCCAATCTGCGGCGTCTAACCAAGGTCAGGCTGCGGGGCAGTATGGAACTAATGTTGGCAACCTAATCACAGGCGCAGGTAATGCTATGGCCGGTGGCGTCACAGGCGCGGGTAATGCTATGGCCGCTGGTCAACTAGGGTTTGGCAATACCATAAACAACGCGCTTGGCACAGCGGCAAGTTCGTATATGAACCAAAATAACTTTAACGACTGGCTAAGACAAAATCAATTGGCTATAGCCAATCAATCGTCAGACCCTCTAGGGTCGTTTATTAGCCAAAGGAATCTGTAATGGCCGATCTAAACGCACTCATCGCCCAAGGCGCTCAATTTCAACCGTTGCCCGATCCGTTCGCGCAATACGGCAAGATGCAACAGTTGCAGCAAGGACAACAAGCCAATCAGTTGAACCAGATGAAGATGCAGGAGATGCAAGCGGCGAACATGGAGCGTAATGCGCTACGGCAACTTGACCCAACTTCGCCTGACTATGAAAATCAACTGTTTAAGGTAAACCCAACGATGGGTATTGCGTACCGCAAAGAAGCCGCTACTGCTGCGGCTCAAAGCGCAACGCAAAAAGCACAACAAGCACAAGCCCTCAAAACTAGTTTAGACAACCACCGTTCGTTTTTGGTTGGTGTTAACGACCAACCTTCGTATGATGCTTGGAGGGCTTTGACTGCCCAAAACATACCTGAGTTAGCAAGCATACTTCCAGCACAATTTTCAGTTGAAGTAAAAGATAGTTTGTTAAAAAAAGCCGATGATGTTAGCAAACAATTGACAACACCGCCAAGTTATCACAGCGCAGCGCCGGGCGCAACTGTGCTACAAAATGGTGTGCCAATTTACACGGCTCCTGTTGCGCCAGAAAAAACTAAACAAACTGATCTTCAAATAAATTACCAAGCTGCCAAAGATCAAGGGTTTGTAGGCTCAATATTTGACTACGAAAGAAAACTTAAAGAAGCTACCCGCGCACCGGCTGCGCCTGCTCAACCTCAAGCACCAGTTGCTGTCGTTGATCCTGTAACTGGTAAGCAAGTCTATGTCACCCGCGAAGAAGCGTTAAGCAAACGCATGGCTCCTGCATCGGCGATGGAAGGGTTAACGCCCAAAGAAATTCAAACTCGTGAGGCTAAATATCCAGCCGCAACTTTGGCAGTCAAAACAATTGAGTCTAGTTCAGATCGGCTGGCTAGTGATTTGGAAGCGTTGGCAAAACATCCAGGGTTATCTGGCATTTCTGGGTTTGTTTACGGTAACACACCTGCGATCACTAAAGACGCACGCGTAGCGCTAGAAAAATATAAAAGCATTTTGGCGCGTGGCGGCTTTGCAGAATTGCAGGCGATGCGGTCAGCTTCCCCAACTGGCGGAGCGTTGGGCAACGTATCCAATCAAGAAAACCAATACTTGCGTGATGCGTTTGCGGCAATTGGCCGGTCACAAGACACGGCAGATTTAAAGACCGCTTTGGAAAGCGCGGCCAACGTGGCCCGCGCGTCTAAACAGCGCGTGCGTGACGCATACGACCTGACTTATGACTATAAGACGGGTGGCGGCGCTGCGGCTCCTGCATCTAAACCTGCGGGCGGCGGCGCTTTATCCCCCGCCGAGGAAGCAGAGTTAGCACAGCTTCGTAAACGCTTTGGGAAATAATTATGGACGCCCGTGAAGAATTAATGGCTTTACGTAGGATGGCGGAATTAGAGGCAAAAGCCTCTGGTCAAATTGAGCCATCTGCCGAAGGTATGCCAAGCGACCGCACCGCAAGTACCCAAGAAGGAACTATGGCGGCGTACACTTCTCGCCGCCCCGCTCCTCCGTTGCCAAGATTGCCAAGTATGTTTACAACAGCGCCAGAATCTGTGGCTGAAGCGCAAGGTTCAATGGCAGCGCTTAGAGGTTTTCTTTCGCCTATATTTCCTGAAAACACACGAAAACTTTACGCTCAACTTGGTTCAGCAGAACCAACAACAGAGCCGTTAAAAGCAGCCCAATTTGGCGGTGAATTTATAGGGCAAACGGCCATTACCGCGCCAATCGGCGGCGTCATGGCTAGGCCATTGGCAGCAGCAGCCCAATACGCGCCAGCTATTGCGCCTTACGTCAACCCTTTAATTAACGCCCTGCGGTCGTCTGGTTTTAGCACTGGTTTAATACCGGCGGCTAAAGCTGCCCCCGGCGTTGCTCCTCAAGCAGTCCCACTTGCAACCCGTGCGGCTGACATTGGTGCCCGCACGTTTGGTGGCGGCGTAACTGGCGGCGCAACGGCGGCGCTTACTAATCCAGATGAAATAGGCACTGGCGTTGACATAGGGGCGGGGCTTGCTGTCGTAGCACCCCCCACACTAAAAGTAGCAGCAAAAAGCCTTGGGTTTTTAAAAGACGCATTTACCGGGCAACTCCCTGCAATTGGCGCTGGAAAAATTGCACGCGATGTTGCTGGTGATCGCATTGGCGCAATCCGTGCCGCGCTTACTGCCGCGCCAGAAGATTTAATGGCCGCGCAAGCTGCGTCAGGTGTCCAAAAAGATGCTTGGCAAGCGCTTGGGGCTATGACAAGCAAAACAGATGACGCGTCTGCGGTGATGAAACGCCAAGCAGACGATGATTTAGCCGTACTGCAACAGCAAGCCGAAGGCGGCAACGCAACCGAAGCGCGGGCTGCGTATGAGGCGTCAATCAAACGGTTGAATCAATTGACCGCCGATATGCGAAATGTGGAATTGCAAGCGGCCAATCAAGCTGCTCAAACGACCAACCGTTTGGCTCCGCAAGCCGAACAGCGCCAAGCAGGCATGGTTAACGCGCTGCGCGGAGGCATCCCTGTTGGTGAAGCATTACCGGGCCAAGCCGTTATTTCACCCGCTACGGAAGCCGCGCAACAAGCCGCAATTGCAGCCAAAGGCAAGCCCGGATTTTTAACGGCTGGTGATCGTTCTCAAGAGTGGAAACAAACATCAGATACGTTTGCCGCTATTGCCAAACAACGCCGCAATGAAGCTGGGTTTATTGAACGTCAAATCGGCAGTCTTGAAGACTACGGTTTAAAACCATTGGACGCGGGCAGTATCATTAGCGCAATTGACTCAAAATTAGCGCAACCAGGACTACGCGCCAGTTCCAACATGACTAAAGTGTTGCAAGCCGTCAAAGATGACATTGCCAACTTAACAGAAAAAGGCGGCGGCGTCATTGACGCGCACGATCTGTACACACTCCGTAAAGAAGGCATCAACGAACGCATTATGCAAATCATGGGCCAAACAGACCCTAAGATCAGCGCCAAAGTGACGCGCAGCGTGCTTCAAGAAGTTCGTCCATTAATTGACGATGCCATTGAAAAAGCTGGTGGTACAGGCTGGAGAGATTACCTTAAAACGTATTCGCAAGGTATGCAAGCCATTGATCAAAAAGCAATGGCTGCTGAAGCTGCGCGATTGTTTGAGAACGCACCAAACGAATACGTCAAATTGGTTCGCGGCAATAACCCTGACGCTGTAGAAGCAATTTTTGGCCCTGGCAGTTACGACATATTTAAAGAGATGGGCAATAAAATGCCCACGTTAGAAAAAGTGGCTAGTAACGTAGAACGTAACGCGGCGATGAAAGAAGCCGCCGCCACGGGCACAGAAACGTTAGGGAACGTCATTGACAAAAGTTCGCTTGGGTTACGTTTCCCTGCTTTTTTTAGCCCCAAAATTACAGCGGCTAATATGACGCTAGATATTTTGGAAAAACGGCTAGACAAAAAAGTTTTTGCTGAATTGCAAAAAGGTATGCGCTCTGGAAAAAGTGCATTGGAAATGCTAAATACTTTGCCCGCGTCTGAAAAAAGCAAAGCCCTTCGCGCATTGGCCGACCCTGCATCTTGGGGTAAAGCGGGCGCAATTGGCGCAAGAGCCGCCACAAGACAAGAGCAGCCTACAAATGCTTTGGCCCCCGAAAATCAAAACGCATTGGCACAATGATGGATCAGCAAACAATCAACCTCATCCTGGGCGGCTGCATGGCCGTGGCCGGATGGTTCGCCCGCGAGTTGTGGACGGCAGTGCAAGAACTGAAAAACGACCTGTCCAAGCTACCTACAATCTATGTTGCCCGTCTGGACTACAAAGACGATATGAAAGAAATCAAAGAACTGCTGGGCAAGATTTTCGACCGGCTAGACAACAAGGCTGACAAATGACACTCGACCCCGTATCGGCGCTGCTTGACATCGGCGGCAAAGTCCTAGATAGGGTTTTCCCTGACCCCGCCCAGCAAGCCGCTGCCAAGCTGGAGTTGATGAAGCTACAGCAGTCTGGCGAACTGGCCCAGATCGCTGGGCAAATGGACATCAACAAGGTCGAAGCGGCCAGCACCAGCGTCTTTGTTTCCGGCTGGCGTCCAAGCATCGGTTGGGTGTGCAGTGCAGGGTTTGCCGTGCAGTTCGTCGTTGGCCCGTTGGCTGAGTGGGGTTCGGCCTTGGCCGGTCACCCGGTCAAGTTCCCGCAGATGGACACGGGCACCATGATGCCGCTGCTCTTAGGTATGCTGGGCTTGGGTGGTATGCGTACCGCTGAAAAAATACAGGGTGTAGCGGCAAAATGACGCCGCACTTCACGCTGGCAGAACTAACAATAACTGACCATCGAGAATTTAAAAATGAACCTAACCCTAGTGAAATTGCAAATCTCCAGCGCTTGGCTGGCCTGCTAGAACAAGTCAAAGTCGCTATTGGCGGCAAGCCGGTCATGGTTAACAGCGCATTTCGGAGCAAGCAAGTAAATGACGCAGTAGGCAGCAAGGACACAAGCCAACATCGGCTTGGCTGCGCTGCTGACATTCGTGTGCCGGGCATGACGCCCGACCAGGTAGTCAAGGCGGTCATTGCGGCCAAGCTGCCGTTTGATCAACTAATCCGCGAGTTTGACCGCTGGACGCACGTTAGCGTACCAAATGACCCCAAGGGCAAGCCTCGGGGCCAAGTGCTAATCATCGACGCTAAGGGTACTCGCCCGTACTAACTGCATAGCGTCTTTCAGGTCGCCCCGCAGTTGTTCAATGGCGTCCTGTTGGGCTTGCATTCGTAAGTACGAATCCAAAGCGAATTTCGCTAAGGTTTCGTGGTTCCACGCGGCGAAGTTGGGTAGGTCTGACATTTTTTGATCTAGGTTTAGGACAATCTTCTGGCGGGATTACCGCGCACCATACGGCTTGCGGCGGCAACTGCTGCTTGGCCTCTAGCCATCTATCTATATAAGTATCCGGCATATTTTGCAGCGCAGCATAAATCGTGTCGTGTCTTTTTTCTAACCTTTCGGATATTTCTTTTGCTGTCAGGCCATCATGGTACTGGCGCAATAACTGCCTAATTTTTGGGTGACTTGGTTTCATTTGTTTTTTCCCTTTAATTTAGCCATCACAGCTTGAGCAATAATAAAGAAGTCAGCAAAATCAAATTCTGCTTCCGTTTCATCTGCCGCGTGTAACGTAAGCCAACACTTAAACCATTCATCATGCGTAAGGTCAACCCACGGGCGCTGTGGTGGGTAGTTGTTGCTACTACAAGCCACGCATTCATATAACACCCCTGCTTTGCATTCGGGGCATACAGGCTCCTGCGCTGGCTGTGCCAATGCTGCTTGCCATCCTGCCCATGCCCAGTAAGCAAAGGTGTCTTTTTCGTATGGGTTAGCGCTGTCATCGTAGTCACTGTCCCACCAATCATTAAATGCTTCGCTGGGTGTGTCCCATTGCTCTAGCTTGTCCAACGCCGCAGCCTTTTTGCTTTGATAGCCTGTCATGTTGTTCCCCTTGCGCGAATAACTGCGAGTACGCGATCACCAAGTTCCTGTGCATCGCCCCATGTCACCAAACAACCTTCGCGCATCAAAGCAGTCCAGTCAATTTTTTCAAGCGCCTCACGCTCATCGGCGCGGGCTGCTGCTGCTACCAAGTGGGCAAAGTTTTCCAAG